GCCCCGTAAGGGCGTGATGACTCGCTATGCCAAGAAGATGGTCCGTCCTGATATGTACGGTCTCGTCGTAGTTCGCGGCTTGATTGGCGAGTCTGGTTCCTAAACCTAGCTTGGTTTAACACCGACACTAAAAAGCCTCCCTGTTTTCAGGGAGGCTTTTTGTTTTTAGAGCAAAAAGTTAAAAATGTCGATCCTCTCAAATTTTTCGCCGGTAAATTTTTGAGATTTTCGTTTTTGACAATAATGGTGAACTACTTAGTACGTACGATAGGTACATTATATAGGAGATTATAACATGGGCAAGAAATGGAAACGTCTGTTAGTTGCACGAAGAGCCGCAGCCAAGGCTGCCGCGGCCGCACCGGCCGAGACGGTCGTAGACGAGGTGGTCGCCGAAACCCCTGCAGTTGAAAAGGTTGTCGAGGCGCCTAAGCAGGTCAAAACAAAGGCTAAAGTTAAAACCGCCAAAAAGAGCACCAAGGTGAGCACCAAGGTGAAGACCGCAACCCTTGACGATCAATAAATAAACAATTTATTGAGCGCTGAGTTTTGTGGTTGTATCCACTATTTATGTAATAGGAGGGTCTTTGGGTGCCAACCAACCTTAGTCCAAAATCACAAACTAGTACGGTAGTATTAACATCAACCGGCAGTACCGATCTTGTAACAGGATCTCTGCCGTTTGGTATATATACCGCTTCGGCCGATTTCATCAGCGGCGCCTCAGATCAGGTGGCCTACGTTTACAAGAAGCTGGGGGGAGATGTAGTTGATATCGAACTCACCCCTTCAAACGTGTATGCGGCGTATGAAGAGGCGGTTTTAGAGTATTCGTACATAGTGAACTTGCATCAGGGTAAAAACGTGCTTTCCAGCGTGCTGGGAAACACCACTGGTACGTTTGATCACAAGGGCGATCGGAAATCTGGCCCTAGTGGTGTTAATTTGAAGTATCCGCGATTCCAAGTGGGATATGGTAAAAAAGTTTCCGACACCATGATTAGCATGGGTGGTTTAGGTGGCGCATTGCCCCAATACTCGGCCTCGTTTAAACCTGTGGCCAAACAGCAGGACTATGATCTGCAGCAAATCATCGAAGATGCCTCTTCGAGCGGCGAAGACGATGGCGGAAACGCAGTGCCCTTCTCGGGCAAAGTGGGCACCAAGAGAGTAATCGTCACGAAGGTATTCTATAAGACTCCACGCGCAATGTGGAGATTTTACGGCTATTACGGCGGAATTGGCGTTGTTGGTAACTTTTCCACATATGGCCAGTTTGCGGACGACTCCACATTCGAGATTATCCCCACCTGGCAAAACAAATTGCAGGCGGTAATGTATGAAGACTCTTTGTGGACGCGCACTAGCCACTTTTCCTACGAAATCATCAACAATAAGCTGCGCCTTTATCCAGATCCGGGATATTGGGACTTTAGCGATGTCAACCGCATGTGGGTTAAGTTCTATATTGACGATCAGAACGCTTGGGACGAAAGCTCAGACTTTACAGACGGAACCCAGGGGATTAATAACCTAAACACAGTTCCTTTCGACAACCTTCCCTATACTAATATAAACTCCATGGGTAAACAATGGATTCGAAAGTATGCATTGGCATTGTGTAAAGAGATGTTGGGTCAAATTAGAGGTAAATTTACTCAAATTCCCATACCCGGAGAGGCTGTTACATTAAATCACTCCGAATTGCTATCGCAAGCAAAAGAAGAACAACAGCAGCTCAAGGATAAGCTACATGAAATGCTGCAACAAGTTGAATATAAAGAACTGGTTAAATACGATGCAGAAACAACAGATGCAGTCGCAACTACATTTAAGGGGTCGCCTTTGCCGATCTTTGTGGGGTAATGAAGAATGTCGAATGAATGGAACCGACCCACTAATCCCCCACCGCCGTTATTCTTAGGAAAGAAAGAGCGAGACCTAGTTAAGCAGGTCAACGATGAATTAATTGAAAAGGTCATTGGCCAGCAAATTCTATACTATCCCATCGATATGGAAAGGACTGATTTTCACGATCTTTACGGTGAGGCGATAGAGAAGACCTATCTATCCCCCATTCGGGTATATGCGCTGGTTGAGTTTACTGATTTCTCTACGGAATATATGGACGGAGCCGGCATCGACAAGACATGGGAAATTAATGTGCATTTTCACAATCGCCGGCTTGAAGAAGATCAAGATGTGTATGTTCGAGAGGGAGATTTTGTTTTGTATGGTAGTTATTACTACGAAATAGTCAAACTTACCGAGCCTAGGAAGCTATTTGGTCAAGTTGATTATGATTTTGAATTGTCTGCCCGGTGTAGACGAGCAAGAAAGGGATTATTCGATGCTACCTGATGATTTTAGCTTTGCGATGCTTCCACCTGGCACCAAATCGGGCACTTTGCGCGAATTGGGGATGCTGGCCTCAACTTTGGAAACCATTGATCATGCTTTGGTTTCTTGGGTCAAGGAAGATCTTAAACTAAGCGCGCGCACAAACGAGGGGTTCACAGCAGTACCTATTCTCTGGCAGGCGCCCGAAAGATCTTATCAAATCAAAAATGAAAAGTCTTTGCGAGATGATGGGGGCGCTTTAAAACTCCCCCTCATTAGTGTTGAGCGCACAACGGTGGTAAAAGATCCCCAGCGCAAGGGGGGCTTTCAGGCTCAGATATTCTCCGATAAAGAAAATGGACGTACTGGGCGCGTTGTTCTTGCAAAGAGAATTAAGCAAGACAAGACACGCAATTTTGCTGTGGCCGTAGGAACTCGCTCGAACAGTGGCGGCGATCCTCAGCAGCACTACCCTCGCACTAACAAAAAAATTGTTATTCAATCCTTGTCTATTCCAATTCCTGTTTACGTGAATGTAGATTACAAGATTACTATTAAAACAGAATATCAACAACAGATGAATCAATTGGTCGCCCCTTTTATAGCTCGAACTGGCCAAATTAACTCATTCATCATGAAGCGCAATGGCCACCTTTATGAAGCGTTTATCGAACAAGATTTCGCGCACAACAACAATGTAAGCAACCTTGAAGAAGAGATGCGCATGTTTAGTACGGACGTGACGATTCGGGTGTTAGGATATTTAATCGGGGAAGGAGTTAATGATGATCGCCCCATCGTGCGCATCGATGAGAATATCGTCGAGGTCACGTACCCCACGGAAGAAGATGGACTAAATGGTGAATCATTGTTTGGTGGGGCTGATTTTTCCGATGCCTCGGTTGAAGACGAGGACCGCGAAGGCCCGTTTGACGCCAGTGACTATATACGTTCTGTGTAATAGGGGTGTAACTGCTTAATTTTACTTACTTCCTGATCTCAAATGCACATTATGTGTTTACTTCAGGAGTTTTAGCGACTTTTGAAATTGAAAATACTATTTACAGGTGATGGCAAAAAACAATCCACGTCATTTGTTTTAAGAAGGAAGGGAATTAAGAATGTCAGTAAAAGATTTTAAGTTTGTATCTCCTGGAGTTTTCATTCAAGAGATTGACAACTCATTTGTGCCCAAGTCGGCAGATGCAATAGGTCCAATTATTATTGGTCGTGCACGTCGAGGCATTTCAATGCAACCGGTGAAGGTAGAATCCTACTCCGAATTTGTTGAAATATTCGGAGATACGGTACCGGGTAATGCCGGCGGCGATGTTTCACGCTCGGGAGTAGATCTACAATCTCCTATGTACGGAACGTATGCAGCAAAGGCATTCTTAAGATCAAACGTTGCACCCCTTACATATGTGCGCCTTCTCGGCCACGATGTTTCAGATGCTGAGACTGAAGGCTATTCAGGATGGAAAACCGATAACTTCATGACCGGAGGTGTTAATGCCGGCGGCGCCACTGGCCTTTTTGTTGCGCAATCTTCTTCCGCGGGCCCCTACACGGGCACCTCCGCGCTACAGCTAGCCGCTATTTTTTATAATGACAAAGGTGGCGCAGGACTTAAGGGAACCATTTGGGGCTCGGGTTCTGATGGTGGAACACACACTGCTGCAGCAACGATGATTAACTCTGACGCAAACGGAGTATTTACAATGACGATTAGCGGTTCTGACGCAGCCTCCTCAGAAACGATTAACTTCAGCTTGAATGACAATTCTGAAAACTATATTCGGAAAAAATTCAACACAAATCCCCAACTAAGAGTCGGCGGCGATTTTTACAATTCTGCCGTTGAGAAAGATTGGTGGCTTGGCGAGACATTCGATCAAGAAATTAAAGATGCCGGATTGGACTCTGCCACAACTCTAGTCGGAGTCCTCGCAGGTATTCAGCTTAGCGGCGCCTTGGCAGCCGACTCCCCGGGCCCAGCAAACATGTATGGACAATCAGCGCGCGAAGCGATTAGCGGATGGTTCATCGGACAAGATTTGGGAGATTCAGCAACATTTAATGTCGAAAACGACGACTTGAAGTTGTTCCGTCTCCATGGCCGCGGCCACGGAAAGTGGTTATCTGAAAATTGCAAAGTTTCTATTGAGAAAATTAGGCCGTCCAGCACCACAACGAGCGATTTTGGAACGTTTTCTATTGTAATCCGCGCCATTAATGATAACGATAACTCGCCTCAAGTACTTGAGCGCTTCGATAACCTTAACCTAAATCCGGAGTCTGAGAACTATATCCTGCAGGCGATTGGAGATCAGTATTACACATGGAACGAAGATCTTCGCACGCTTCAATTAAATGGCGAGGATGGATATGCCAACCGATCTAAATATATTAGAGTCGAAGTTTCCTCAATTGTCAAGGGTGGTGGTTCACCAACCCTGCTGCCGTTTGGCTATTACGCCGGCCCGAAACTTTCGGATATTAGCGTAAATCTTGACAGTTCAGGCTCCGTCGGTGCTTCTCTCGACGGGAAGTACGTTATTATCAGTGAGAAGTTGCCGGACTATGATGGCGCCGGCCGCGCGGCCACCGCGCCAATTTCAGCTTCTGCAATAAGTACGGGCTCGCTAGCCTTTCCGGTTGTAAGACTGAGAAAGTCGGCTTCTGATGGCGGATTGGTAAACTACCGCGATGCGTATTTCGGAATGCAAACGACGCGCACATCCGGTAGCACTCAAGCGCTTCCCGGTGTGTATGAGGCCAACAATCTTTGGACTCAAGCAGCAGCAGTCAGCGACCCTTCCACGCTTAATGTAAATGGTGTTGACGCGTACGCATATATCTTCACGCTCGATAACATCCGCACAGGAAGCAGCACTACTGGATTCTATTATGAATCAGGCTCACACGTGGACGGCAATTCTGTAACCGGCCGTCAATCCGGGAGCGCATCGAGCTACAAGACGCTTCTCGATAAGGGAGTAAATCGATTTACTGCTCCATTCTTCGGAGGTACCGACGGCTTTAACATCCGCGTACCAGATCCGATGTACAATGCTGGAATGTCTGCCACGTCTACCAACCAGACCGATTATATATACTACACCTGGAAGAGAGCGATTGATACAATCGCCGATCCGGAGTTTGTTGATATGAATGCTCTGGCTGCACCGGGCCTAGGTCTGGATAACCTGACTGGGCACATGGTTAGCGTGTGCGAGGCCCGCGCGGATGCCCTGGCGCTCATTGATCTGCAGGACGCCTACAAGCCAGAAGCCGAAGGTGGATTTAGTTCAATTACCAATTCTTCCGAACGGGTAACTTACACCGCAACGCAATTGGCCAACAACCTTAAGGATCGACGCATCGACTCAAGTTACGGCGCGACATTCTATCCGTGGGTACAGACACGCGACCAGAATACTGGCCAGCTTGTGTGGATTCCGCCCACCGTAGCTATGATGGGCGTCCTAGGAAGTTCAGAGCGCAAATCGAAGATTTGGTTTGCTCCGGCCGGCTTTAACCGCGGCGGCTTGAGTGATGGCGCCGCAGGCATCCCCATTACACAAGTCACCACTCGACTTTCGTCGAGGGACCGTGATACGCTGTATGAAGCGCGCATTAACCCGATTGCTTCGTTCCCCTCCACCGGAATTGTGGTCTTCGGCCAGAAAACGCTTCAAGAGCGTCAATCCGCCCTTGATAGAATTAACGTGAGAAGATTGGTTATCTACTTGAAGAAGCAGATTTCAATTCTTTCCACTCAGATTTTGTTTGAGCAAAATGTTCAGGCAACTTGGAACAGATTCAAGGGACTTATCGATCCGTTCTTGGCAAATGTCACTACCGAATATGGAATTACGGATTATCGACTGGTTCTTGACGAATCTACCACGACAGCCGACCTCATCGATCAGAACATTATGTATGCCAAGATCATGATTAAGCCCGCACGCGCCATCGAGTACATTGCGATTGACTTCGTAATTGCATCAACAGGCGCATCTTTTGATGATTAATAATAGATAGCAACTAATTAAAAGTAAGACACAATAAGGAGTACTTAACAAATGCCATTCTGGTCAACAAATTTTTCTGAGCAAGGAGCCGAATACAAGGATCCAAAAAGAAAGTTCAGGTTTCAGGTGCAGTTCCAAGGAATTAGCGCTCAAATCGGTGGCGCAGCTGCCTGGTATGCAAAGACCGTCAACAAGCCGTCTTTCACAATTGCTTCAGCGGAGCATAAATATCTCAACCACACGTTCTTTTATCCGGGCTCTGTGGCTTGGCAAGATGTTACGGTAACCTTGGTTGATCCAGTTGAGCCCGACATGGCAGCTACTCTGTCAGACATTGTCCAGCTTTCTGGCTATAAGCCCCCCGTTACTCCCACTGACGAAAGCAGCTTGGGTTCAATGTCAAAGGCTAAGGCCGCCGGCGCCCTTGGTGCTGTGACGATTGCCCAGCTTGACGGTAATGGCGCTCCACTGGAGACGTGGACGCTGATGAACGCATTTATTACAGAAGTTAAGTATGGCGACTTGGCTTATGGGGATGATGAATTGACCGAAATATCCCTAACACTTAAGTATGACTGGGCTACCTGCGAGACATCGAACACGAATGGTTCCGTCGCGACGGCCGGCCAAGGCGGCAGTAACTTCTTTGCCGTCAACAGCTAATGACAATTTTTAAATAGAGGTGTATATTGTCACGAAATAAAAACCGTGTAGGGGGAAAGAAGCACGAAAACAACAGCCCCCCACAGCATGTTATGCAGAATGCTGATAATGGAGGAGGACTTTCCTTCGTAGTTCCGACAGAATTTGTCGATTTGCCCTCAATGGGGAGGTTCTACCCTGAAGGTCACCCACTGCATGCTCAAAATAGCATCGAAATCAAGCAGATGACGGCAAAGGAAGAAGACATTCTTACCTCTCGTTCGTTGCTTAAAAAGGGCATTGCCTTAGATCGGGTTATTGAGAGCGTCATTATGGACAAGAATGTAAATCCGAACGATCTTCTGATCGGCGATAGAAACGCCATCATTGTGGCCACTCGGGTTTCAGGATATGGAAGCGAGTATCTAACCAACGTTACGTGCCCCAATTGCTCACACACACAGAAGTATGAGTTTGATCTGAATGCCGGCGCCGTTTATCATGGCGATGAAATAACCGATCTTCAGCTTGTTGATCACGGCGATGGCACTTTTTCTACAACATTGCCGCGAAGTGGATTTGAGATTCGTTTTCGTCTTTTGACCGGCCGCGATGAAAAGATTTTGACTCAAAATGCGGAAAATTCCCGTAAGAGCCGCGGCCCAGAAAAGAATATCACGACGCAACTGAAGAACATGGTGGTTTCTATCAATGGTGAAACTAATCGAACTATGATCACTCAAGGTGTGGAAGTTCTGCCATCAATGGATGCGCGCCATCTACGCCAAGCATATAAATTAGCGGCGCCAAACGTCGATCTGTCACAATACTTTGAATGTGAAGAGTGCGGTCACGAAGAGACCATGGAGGTGCCGCTTACGGCGGACTTTTTTTGGCCTGACCGATGATTATATGCAAAATGTATATGAGCAGTTTTTCTTCCTGAAATATTCAGGCGGCTGGTCATTTGCAGAATCATATAATTTGCCTGTTGGGCTGCGAAAGTGGTTCGTGGAGCGCCTGATTCAACAGATCGAAGCAGAGAATCAGGCTATTGAGCAGGCATCTAGTGGACAAGGGAAGGCGCAGACCTTAAATGCGCACAATCAGCCCCCGGTGCCTCAGACCTTCTCTAAAAAGTACTGAAAACTCCTTAAATAGTATTTTTGTATCCCAAACTATTTATTTGTGAGTAAAAAGGGGAAATCTCTGTGGCCGGCGATCTTACACAAGAAGATATAGAATTACAAGAACAACTTCTGGAAATGTTGCGTCAAGGCAAGCAGCTAACGGAAGATCAAAAAGAGCAGCTAAAAGAACTCCTCGGCCTGCAGGGCAAGCGCCTTGGTTCTCTGAAAGCCGAAGAGGCCGCACTTGAAGGCCAGCTAGGTAAATATGCAAAATTGAGGGAATCAGACGACAAGCGCGTCTTGATGGCTCAAACCGCACGCGACCTGGCCAAAACTAAGCTCGACATTCTTAAAAAAGAGCTGCAAAATGCTGAAGAAATCGATGATAAGCTTCAAGAGCAGTTCGAGAAGGCCGTCGAGAATCTCAAAGTGGCGGAAAAATCACTCGAAGTGGCCAAAGGTACCACCGAGGCAATCAAGCAAGGAGTCCAGGCCGGCCAAGAACTGGGAAATGCTCTGGGGTCCGCATTTGGGGCTTACGGCCAACACCCGTTCTTCAATGCTAAAACTATAGGCAATCTAGGCAAGGTCGTCCGCGGACTGGGAGATAAAAGCTTTAAGCCTCTCGATGCCCTTATGGGCGGCATGGTTGCCGGCTCGTTAGCGGCGATAGCTGGCTCGTTCATCAATCTCATTTTTGAGATGGACAAGGTCCAGCGACAATTTATTGCAGCCACTGGCGCCTCCGAAGAATATGCAGACAGCTTAAGCGACGTATATGTCGAAACTCGCGCCTTGGGTGTTGAAATGAAAGATGTTTCTGAATCAATGCAGTCGCTCTATACGACCTATACTGATTTCACGATGTTAAGCAGAGCCCAGCGAGAGGAGTTGGTGAAGACTTCTGCGGTTCTAAACAAAGTGGGAGTAGCCAATGAGGACTTTGCCACCGGAATGCAGCTGCAGACTAAAGTGCTCGGTGAAAGTACGGCATCGGCCCGGGCCAATTCACTAGAGTTGGCTGATTTGGCTAGAGTTATTGGCGTAACCCCCCAGCAAATGGCTAAAGATTTTGCACAAGCCGGCGATGGAGTGGCTAAGCTTGGCGCGCAAGGTGTCCGCGCTTTCAAAGATCTGGCCATTGTCTCTAAGACAACGGGCCTTGAAATAAACAAGCTCTTGGCAATCACAGACAAGTTTGATACGTTTGAAGGCGCAGCAGATCAGGCCGGAAAACTTAATGCAGCCCTTGGTGGAAACTTTGTTAACGCAATGGACTTGATGACCGCCACCGATCCAGTCGAGCGTTTTGGAATGATCCGGGATGCCATATTGGATACGGGTTTGACTTTTGACGACATGTCGTATTATCAAAGAATCTTCTATAAAGATGCCTTGGGCCTTAACGACGTGAGCGATCTCGCATTAATGCTTTCTGGCGATATGAGCACCTTGGCGGGCTCAACACAAAAAACTTCGGCTGAATACAAGAAAGCAGCGAAGGAAGCCGAAAGAGTTCAAGATATCACCAATCAATTTAAGACAGCTATGATGGACTTGATTCCTGTGGCTAGCGAGTTAATCACCGAATTCCGTGCCTACACGGCAGAACTTAAGCCCGGTAGCGAAGGAATGAAGGAATTAAGAGCGGGCGTTGTGGCGTTTACTGAAGCGCTTAAGTTTGTAATTAAAGCACTGCTGCTGGTTTCTGAATATTGGGAACTGTTTTTTGGAGCCTATGTTATCGCAGGTATCGTTAGGTTGGGGCTTAAATTGAAGGTATTCCAAGGTCTTGTTTCAAAGCTTTTTAAGAAAACTATCAAAGAGGGGGCTGACGAGGCCAGCAAGGCAACAAGCAAGATGGGCGAGGGAACGGCTTCCGCTATCAACAAGGTTGGTAGCGCCGCAACAGCAAACGCTGTAGGAATTGGAGCCTTGGCGGGCGCAATTGTAGCCGTCGGAGCAGCCGTAGCACTAGCAGCGTTTGGATTAAGTTACTTGGTGGATTCGTTCGCGCAAGTGGGCGACAATGCCGGCTGGGCTGTTATAGGCATATTGGCCGTCTTAGTGGCGCTAGGCTCAATGATTGCAGGACTCGCTGCTTTGGCACCCCTTGCGGCCGTCGGTGCTGCTCCCTTGTGGGCTCTCGCCGGCGCAATTCTTGCAATTGGCGGAGCAGTCTTTCTTGCCGCAGTGGGCATTGGCCTGATGGCTGGCGGATTGGCCACTATGTTTGAGGCAATGTCCGTAGAAAAAATGCTGGCGTTCATGGGCTTTATTGCTGTTGTTGCTGCTGCCACCTATTTCTTGGCGCCCGCCGGTGCAGCAGTACTGTGGTTTGCTGCATCTTTGGGTGCTTTGATGTTGGCCATGAAGTTATTTACGCCGGATAAAGAGATGGCAATCTTTAGTAAATTTTTTGAATCTTTTGCGGCTGTAGGTGGAGTCGCCGGCGAGCTTCACAAGGTGGCCCTGGCCATTGGCAAGATCAACTCGCAACTCAAAGAACTACCAGAAACAAAAGCTGTTGAATTTACAACAACAATGAACGCATTAACTAACGCCACAGTTGCCGCGAACGCCCGCGGCGCCACAGCCACGGCCGCTGCAGCCAATACCGCGAATGTGAGTGCCGCCGCAACGGATCGACCGTACGAAGTCAAGCTTGAGTTGACGCTTGATGGAGAAATACTAGACAAAAGGGTCGTTAAACTAATGTCTGGAAAACTATCAGAAGGAGCACTAGGATAAGATGGCCGCCAACGACGGAAAGGCTAAGTTCCCACCAGAGGGATACTTTAGTTCGACAAAATACAAGACACCAAAACACTCAGGATTGGTTGATGGCAGCAATACACTAGCTAACGCAGGCCAAGTTATATCTTTTTTACATGAGGCGACCGGGAATTCGGTGTATTTCAAGGCATTTCTTACGGCTTTTAACGAGTCCTATGCCAGTGATTGGACAGGCGAAGTTGTATTTGGCCGTGCTGATCCGATTCAGCACTTTAAACAAACCTCAAGGCGCATTTCGCTAGCGTTTAAGATTCCCTCTGCGACATATAGCGAGGCATATGAGAACTTAGCGCACCTCCAACAGTTGATTCAATATCTTTATCCGAACTATAGCGGCACAACTGCACTCTCGCTTTCTCAGAACCCTTTTATCCGATTGAAGTTGATGAATTTGGCCCAAAAGGTCGACGCACCCGCCGACTCAAAACTGGTGAGCCCCAATCTGAGAGACACCTACAACTCTTACAAGTCAACTGGAGATCCTGAGAGGGGCCTGCTCGGCGCAATAACGAGTTTGAATATCGCTCACAATCTAGAAAACCCCGATATTGGCTCTCTCGCCAAAGATGGAAACACCATCTTTTCTAAAATGATTGAAGTAAATCTGGATTTTGCTGTTATTCATGAAAGCCAGCTTGGGTGGAACGAAGATGGCGCCTTCAGGACACCCAATTTTCCCTATGGCGCCGCCTCGTCTGCCGACGTAACGACGACGGGCCAGATTGGCGGCAACAGGACCGCGCAAGAAAAAGCAGAATTGCGACAGGCAAAGGAAGCATCACTGCGACACCTTGCAACCATGGGAGGCAAAGGGCGCCTGGGGGCACTTCTTGAAAAAGCCGGCGCCTTCGATCCCAGCAGCGTCAAGGACGGCAAAATGACGGCCGCCCAAACCAACGCAGCGTATTACCAAAGTATGCTGGCGGCAGTCGCCCGCGGCGCAAGGGGCGCCGAGGACTTCAACCAAGGGACGCTTACGCGACTCCAGAACGCCGCTCGCGGCAAGGATGCCGCCATCTGGACCGAGGGCGAAATTGATGCAATTTACGACTTCATTAATAGTGATGAGTATATTAGATAGGAAATTAACAAATGTCAAGATATTACGGCGCAAGCATTTTAACCAACGATAGCGAATTCTATAGTTTTCTTAGAAAAGAGCGCCACAACCAGAAAAAAATTATGCAGCTGGGCACTCAAATTTTGCATAATCCAAACTTAATACAAAGAATTGCGCTTTCGGTAGACACCCACATATGGTCGAGAGGAGATCATTTTTATAATTTGGCTGCCAAATATTATGGAGATCCAACCTATTGGTGGGTGATCGCTTGGTACAACGGCACCCCCACTGAGGGAGACATCACCCCAGGACAAATGATCGACATTCCAATCAATTTAGAAGATGCACTCAGAGCACTAGGGGTATAACCAGTGGCGGAATCCAAATGTAAATTCAACGTAGAGGGCTGGCGCAACAACGGCGGCCGGATCGATGAGTGGATCGATAAGTACTGTTCTAAGATTACTGCAGCTATGGACGAGATCGCGAACAACAAAGATCTTATCAAAGCTATGGAGGTTCATACCACCAAATACACTAATCAGTCGTCGTACAAGGACGGCGGCTGGGGATATGTAGGCCACGTGACTTATGGCGAGTCAGGATACGATAACCTCTTCAGTCAAATACCGACGTCTTTTAAGGCGGAGCAGGTGGCCGCCCTTAAAGCTGATCAGTGGGGCGTTCTCTCTCTTCAGTCCCTTGCCACCCTTCAGAAGATGTTCAAAACGACACTCGAAAAGGATGGAAGCCTTAAGACGATAATGGCGGACTGGGACACCGGCATCAAGCCCACCATTTTAAAAGCAGACAAGCTTTTAGGATGGGAGGCTGACAGCATGCAGAATTTCGTCAAACAGATCAACACAGCTGTCGCGCAAGACCCTGTGGCTCTACAGCAGTACGGTCTGCAGGACTTCCACTACGATCCCGCCGGCAACCAGTCATTGCAAATGTTGGATACGCAACTCCAAAGCGCGTACGGCGCTGTTGTTCACCCGATGAAGGCACAATTAGACATCATCGAAGCGGCATTCGCTGCTTACAAGCTAATAGAGGACACGGAAAAGGGTAAACTTAATGCGGCCATCAAGGAGGCCGAGAGGGACCTAAAAGAGAAGTGCACCCGAAATCTCTCGGGCGAATGCAATATGAGTGCCCCAGGCGTGAAAGAGGCCGAGGCCGAAGTAGCCCGCCTAAAGAAAGAACTAGCGGAGTGGAACAATTGGGCGGGCGCTGGCCGAGAAGGCGTTAAGGCCCTGATGGGGGATGCAATCCCGCCATCCCAAGCTGGCAAGATCATGAAGCGCACATTCAAAGAACAGTGCCTTTTGTTATCTAATATATATAAAATATCTCATTATAAAGTTTATAATGTAGATCAAAAGAATCCCCAACGACTTCCCTATGTGGCCGACGCAACCGGCTCTTATAATGCTTGTGTGATGGGCCAACGTGAACCCTGGGGCTTTCTTAATCAACTAACGCAAGATAAAGATTATAAGACTTTTTTTGATATCGAGGCCTCCGAGCTTTCCCAATTGAGTCCTATGATAAAACTATATAAGATTGAAAGCGGCCTCGCGGGCCCCAACGAGGAAAGGACAGTGCCCATCACGTTTGATACGCACTATGATAGCACTCAGGACTTTGACAATATTTTAAAAAACAAAGACAAACGAGGATTTGGAGTTGGGCTTAAAAGTTTTAATTTCTCATACGAAGGAAGCAATCCTTTCGCGATCAAAAAAAGCATTAAAGCCAAATTGGTTATTTTTGCTAGCTCTTTTGATGATTTGCTTGTTTCGCGCGGAAAAGGCATTGCTGGGTTCCGCTATGCCGACTTGGCCCTTAAGACCGGTGGCAAGCTACAAGAATTGCTGGATCGTTCGGGCCGCGGCTCATCAGCCGTGGTGAATAATATTAGTAAGCTGAACTTTAGACTGAAAGCGGTGGTAGGGTGGCACTTGCCCAACAATAAGAGATTTGGAAGGCTGCTCGGTCGAACGGCCAAAACGTCATTGCAAAACGCTGTTTACAATTCTTTTGTAACATTGAATTTGACCCCAACAATTCATGAATTCGATATCGATGAGCAGGGGCGCGTGCTGTTTACAATCAATTATCTTGCATACATTGAAGATTTCTTTGATCAGCCCAATTTCAACATTTTCGCAGAAGGCGCCTCAGATACGAGAGCGCTTAAGCGCCGGCTTGAAATCGCAGCGTTCGAGGAACATTGTGACGAAAAAGAAGCAACTGCCAAGAAAAAGAAAGAATATGAAAAAATAGTTGATGAAAAGGTCCGCGGCATGCACAATATCATAAAAAAGATGTTGGATCAAAAAAAGGTATATTTTGTGCCCATTCCATATGACCAATTGAGCGATTTTAACAAAAAGGGCCCATTTTTTGACTTTAAGCTCGCGAAAGATATTCCCGCTGTCACAAACGAGCCGCAGAAAGATCGCTTAACGACGCTCATCGAGCAGCGCCTGAAAGGGGTTGCAGAAAAAGTAAAAACAGATAAAGATCTTACCTCCACTCCAATGAACGATTTGTCTCAAAATGAATACATTAAATTCTTTTATTTGAGTGATTTGGTCAATGTGGTATTAGAGAACATTCAAGATGCGTTGCTAAAATCAGTAGAATCCATTGGAGACACCAAGGCTCCTTCCACGGAGATCGACAAGGACGACTGGGATGCCATCATCGCTTCTGAAAAAGAAAGATTACAACGCCTACAATTCAACTTTAAACACTTTAGAGTTTTGCTGGGTCCCGTTGAGATATATGACTTTGGTACCGGCGCCGCCAAAAATGATGCCCAGTCCGACGGAATCACTCTCGGTGATTTGCCCATCTCGGTTTCTTATTTTATGAATTGGCTTTCTGAGCGTGTAATGAAAAGGGATAGTTCGATTTATACTTTGTCGGCGTTCCTTAACGATCTCTTAAACGGTTTGGTGCGCAACTTTTTAAATGAAGATCGGTGCCATGATCTTAACATCAAACAAAAAACGCGAGTGTTTCAATCAGTTGTGACGAGTTATAATAACTGGGCCCAAAGCGACCCGGGCATCGATGAGATGACGCTTATGATCCAAAGGCAACAGAAGGCGCTCGGAACGAATGTCGCCCAGCAAGCTCGCTTGTTTATGAAGGATATAGGGGTCACCGCAAGGGGGATGAGGACGCAAGGGCTTTTGGACGTGATGGGGGTGCGTAATTCACCTATTACTAGCAAGCAGCCGACGTCTGAGTATAACTACTTGGTGTATTACGCTGGCCGTGTGCAGCCCGTGGAGGAAATGCAAGGAGTTTATGTTGACGATGCCGCAAACGGGATCTGGCACTATAAGATCGGCAAGCCAAACGGAATAGTAAAAACCATACAACTCACTAAGACGGATTCTCCGGGTCTCAAAGAGGTTCGATTTGAACAAGAGGGGTACGATGGCCTGGCTCAGTTGAGGGAGGTTTATGACGCCACAATTACATGCTATGGATCGCCCAACATTGTGCCTGGAACTTATATCTACATCGATCCAAAGGGGTTTGCTCCCACCAATCATAACGGACAATACAAATATGAATACTTAGACGCTAAGGGAAATAAGTTTACGATTGACCCCATGCAACTAACTCGATACGGCATCGGCGGCTATTATATGGTAATCAAGGCAGAAAACAAACTTGCCCCCGGAGAGTTTAACACTACGATTACGGCTAAGTGGGTTGCACAGACAGTCACAGATGAAACTCAGAAGCGCCCAGGCCCCCGACCATCCAAGTGTCAGGTTAAGGAACCATAAGAAGGACCACAATATAATGGCTGATGAATTTTCAAAAAATAATTTACAAAATGCAATATCGCTCTTTTATACTCGTCAGATATATCAACTAACGGCGCTTCAGGCGATTCCCAATTGGTACGAAGAATCTGGAGATACTAACCTGATTAGTTTCCGCAGTTCGGAAAAGCTTTTTTATGGTCGCGTAGATTATTATTATGTGCCCATTATCTTAAACCCGCAAAGCCTTCCTCTTGCTAGCTTTAACCAAGCAGAAGGGATGAAGGCCGCCCTCTCAGCACCTGCGTTTGTGGTGGATGCGTTTAACGATCTTTCTCGCCAATTTCAGAAAGCTGCAGCAAATCGCAAAATTGTTACGAATGATCGTTTTCTTACAACGCCGACCCCAGTGCGCGCTTACGAGTCTCCTCAAAAGCAATATTATGATTATTCCAACAAGCTCGCTGGCCAGCTAACAACATTTTATGTGGAGAACAATATAACTTTTAAAGATTTTAAAGAGTTTCTTATTCATTTTAAAGAATCTGTGCGCCGGCTGGCTTCTGAATTTCCCATTACGCTGCCGGCCTACGTAAAAAGCAAATATTGCTCTGTGATGAATAGCGGATTGGCCATTGATATAGCTGATCTGGTGTCAACCGATGATCAGAAAAAGATAGATGATTTTATCACCAGCAAAAATTGGCGGTATTATGTAAATGCTTGCAGATCCTATGGTTTTTTTGTAGACGCAGATAATCCCTGGCGCCTAATCGCCGACATCGGATCCTCCGAGATGGTGAAGTATGCGACCCGTTACGGGTTCAATAGCACTTATGATATTCTCGCCACAGGGTATCAGAAAGCGCACTCAGTCTTTTTTGAGCGGTTTAAGAATTTTATGTTAAGATTGTACAACAAACTTAAAACTGAGACGTATATTGTGCCTGAATATTGCCAAAACGGCAAGGTAGTTACGCACATTCGCAATGCCCAGGATTACACACTTGAGGATATATCGAAACTCTTCTCAGATGATTTTTTCCTGGATCTTTATTGTGAGATTCGAATTGCCGAAGAGGAGTCAAAATATTCACAGTCCAAGAAAAATAAACTGATCTCACAAACTATTCGGCTATCGCGCTTGAAGGGAACGAGGCCCGCACTCCGTCAATTTGAGAACATTATTAATACGACCTATGATTACAGTGGCGCCTTGACAGAGAAAGTTGCACGTGCTATACTAATGGAAGAAGACAGAACTGGCAATTTGGAGTAAGCTTTGCTTTTTCAAACTTTAGATGACAAGCAAGAATGTGTCGGCGTATATGTCGATGGAAAGCTGCATTTTGACAAGATTCCGCCAAACCTCAGCAAAACTTGGAAATATACGGGATCCGTCGAATCAGATGAAGTCGATTATGCATGGATTTACTGCAACGGGTCTCCTATGACTGAGGTGTGCCCCGAACACCTGCAAGAAGCGTGGAATGCTGTCTCTAAAAAACTGACTGCATATAAGAAGGCATTCACAATCGCCAAATTGAATTTACGTGAGCACTGCTTTTTTGATCTTGTGCCGCATGATGCCTTGGCTGAATTTTGCGAAGTAAAGAATCAAATCACAGAACACGTGTTCGAGAATTACGAAAAACCCGAGAACTATGATTATCTGACCGATGCGGCCAAGCTGCTTTATAAGATAAAGCATCGAGATTTGCTTTTGGAGCGTAAAGATTGGCGCCACCACTTCAAAAGCCATGGCCTGGTCGCAGGCGCCGCAAAGATCGTCAACGGAAACCATTATATAGATTACAACCTCTTTGGGACGGTTACAGGGCGTCTTTCTACGCTGCCAGGTTCCCTCCCCATCCTGACGATGAAGAGGGAACTGAGGCGCATTATAAAGCCCAGAAATGACTGGTTCTTGTCACTGGACTATAATGGTGCAGAGGCCCGGACAGTGTTGGCCCTTTCAGAGCAGAAGCAGCCGGCCACCGATATTCATGAGTGGAACATTCATCACGTTTTTGAGAAGCCGGATATGATCCGTGACGAAGCCAAGACATTGTTTTTTGCTTGGCTCTACAACCCCGACTCAGACGCGATTCAAACAAATCACTATAATCGACAAAAAGTACTTGACAGATACTACGATGGTGAGTATATTAATACTATATTTGGGAGGCGCATTCAGGTCGCAAGACGCAAGGCATTTAATTACATCATTCAAAGCACTACTGCTGACTTGGTGATTGATCGAGCAATCGCCATTGACAGGTTTCTGGAAGGGAAAAGGTCGTTTGTTTCTCACATTGTTCATGATGAGATTGTTGTCGATTTCTCCGATGATGAAAGAGATTTGGTGACTGAGATTAAAGAGCTGTTTGCGTTGAATAAATTAGGAAACTTTATGGTCAACTTGAAGGCCGGCAGAAACTATTACGACTTGAAGAAGTTATCAGTATGATATCGATTGTAGGCATTGGAAACGGAGCTTCGGCTATCGCGGAGAAATTTTCTCAATTTCCGCAGTATAACGTATACGTGCTCAACGACAAGGTAGAGAAATCGACACGCAAAGCGCGCAAGTTGAAGAGATTTAAAGATCCGGAAGAGTATGAGAGCAATGTTCCCGATCTAACCAAGTACTTTTCCAAAATTGATGATCATGTGCAAGTGTTTGTTGTAGGGTCATCCTACAGCTCCAATTATACGTTGGGAATATTGAGCCAGATTAAGGACAAAAAAATTGATGTCTTCTATATCAAGCCTGACACCACGCTGCTGACTGGCGTCCCGCTGCTGATAGAGCGCGCTGTGTTTGGGGTGCTGCAAGAATATGCTCGTAGTGGTCTTTTTAATTCTATCACCCTGATCTCCAACAAGAGCTTGGAAGAGGCGCTTGAGCGGGTGCCGATTAAAAAGTTCTATGATCACCTCAATACTTCAATCGCTTCCACTGTTCATTATCTTAATTATTTCGCCCACAACGAGCCGGAGATAGGCATTGTGGCTCCCCCTCTTGAACATGCGCGCATTCGAGCTGTGGCCATCTTGGAGCCAAAAAATATTGAAGAAAAATGGTTATTTGAGCTTGACAGTCCTCGCCAAATATGTTATTATTTGTGTATAAATAAGGAGAAGCTTGAGACCGACGGCGGTCTTCACAAGAAGATTGTGGACCGCCTGAAGAAGAAGCCAAGAAATGCATTTCGAAAGATTTCATATGCAATTTACGAAACTGAGCACGGAAAAGACTTTGGGTTTGTCGTGGCCCATACAAACGCGATACAACAACAAAATACCCTTGACATGGTAGAGCAAGGGTGATACATTAGATATCGAGGAACG